GTAGGTTGTGGAACTTGTTGTTGCAGGGCTATCTAGAAAACTATGGTTTGCATACAAATAACTGTTAAATGATGGAACACCCTGCGCCCTTATGTATTGATACTGACTGCCTGTTCCGCTAGTTGTGCCAATAGCAGTTGCACCTCTAAGTAATCTCCAATTTATACCAGCATCATCTCCACCTGAGACTTGATACCTTTGTGATACCAAAACCAAAACTTGACTGGTGGCTAATGTAGGTGTAATGGTTGCGGTTAATCCTGTATCTGTAAATGTGCCGGTGTTTATAGTTGTTAATGTTGTAGTTGTTGCACTTACAACCTGCAACACTTTTCCACCGCCACCAGCGGGAGTTGCCCAAGATGGCACACCACCAGCAACAGTTAATACCTGACCAGTTGATCCAATTCCAAGTCTTGTTTTTACATTTGCACTTGATGATCTATAAGCAATATCGCCAAGAGTTGTTTCGGGATTTAAGTTTTTTGTGGTGGTATCAACAGATGATCCAAGTGTTCTAATGGCTGATGCGCCATCCTTGACTAAAGCTGTATCGTCTGGAGTAGTCCAGCCGTAATTGGTAGTAGTTGCCATTTTTCTCCTATTATCAGGCTACGATTGTAGCGTATTCCCATGTCAAAGTATTGCTTAAAGTATTCCAAGCCTCGCCGATTGGCACAGAATTCCATCTCATTGCCACTTGGCTAAAGCTGACCGGCGAAAGGTTAATGGTTAGGAATAACTCATTGAACCTTGTGCTCCAACGCCATCCCTCAACATAACCAGAAAATTCACCATTATTAATTTGACTTGGCAGATCTGTAATGTTTAAGGGCATTCCCATGAATACGCTCAACAGATTATCTCGATCTGAATTGTCAATCTCTGGATTTGTAATTGGAAAAGTTATGCTGTCAAAAATTGGTTGTGGAAAGGCTCGAAGGCTGATGTATCGATCTGCAACCTCTTGGGCATCTACCGCTGAATGAATAACCGAGTTGATGCTTTCGGATTTGTAGCCGTAAAGGGCAATTGATGAAGCAGATGTCGCAGTTTTTTGAGATCCAAAATTATTGCCATAATTGATAAAAATATCATTGCGAATATCAGCTGCTTTTGTAGTCGTGCGTAATCCCGAACCAATAGCATGGTTGGCAGATAGATCAACATAACCATTGGCGATCAAATAAGTCTGTCTGTGGTCAGCATCAGCGTACCCGATATTGCCTTCGCTATCCTCGTAAATATAACCAAATGCACTGTTAGCAATTTGTGAAACAATGTTGTAAATAGTATCTGGTGAAGCAGCCCGATTTTCCATAGTGTAAAGACCAGGCTGATCGATTTCACCTAATCCAAGATTTACCGCATTTGCCCAAGTTTCAGTTGCAGAATATGTTGCCCAAGTAGAAGCTGCTGGCACATCATTCCAAGCCCCAAGTAATGCGCTAGAAAGCAAATCATAAATTTGGTCGCCATCTTCATCTTGAGATATTGTTCCATTGTAAATTTCTTTTGCTAACTTAACTAAAGATCCCATTGCAAGAATGGTGTATTCAACAACAGTTGCAATTGAACCCGTTGCACCTACTTGAACAGTAATGTCAGTAATATCTCCACCAAATAAATTAACATAAGTTCCTGCGCTATTTTTGACCTGCAAACTTAAACTGTCATTTATGTCAAATGGAAAGATTTGTCCAGACAAAGCCAAAATTGTGCATTGTAAATAGGATGGGTTTGGTTGCGTATAAATATCATCTCGACCTGCTTGGTGAGTTATGTCGCTGATTGTTAGACTTGTGTATTCAGTTCCTGCAACAGTCAGTTTCCATTCTGGTGTCCAGACTGTCATCAGTTGCCTTTGATGCCGTTATTGTAAAGCTGTGGAACTGATCTAGATGCGCTGTCATTTAATACTTTTGCAACGGCTCTTGCAGCGCCTTCACTATCGATTGAAGATACGGCGATGTTATATGTATTTCCACCAGCCTGACCAAAAGGACTGCCAGCAGGGTTTAATGTTCTACCTGATGCAGTTCCTAAGAATCCACCTGCTTGACCTGTTAAAGCTGATGGGTTTGGGATATATCCAATATCTGCTCCGGGTTTAACTAAATTTATTGCTTGTATTGCTCGATTTGAGAATTCAATCAATAATCCAACTGCTTCTTTGATAAATGTAATAAATCCAGCAATGATGCCAGCAGTAGTCTTAATGACTGATCCAAATGTTTGCGCACCCTTTTGACTTTCATTTAGTGCTACTGTTAATCCTTCATCGCCAGTTAATCCTGCAATAAATGCATTAAGGGCTGGAATACCTGTTTCGTTTAAGAATCCAATAAACTTTTCAACCTGTGGTAATAAAGCAACTCCAAGACTTTCCTTCGCTTCATCAAATCCAACTTTTAGGCGATCAATCTTTCCTTGAAATGTTTCGGCGTTTGTAGCTGCTGCTCCACCATAAAGTTCCGATAACTTGTTTTGAACTTCGGTAAAAGATAAGGTTGATAATTCTGCCTTTGATAATCCAAGACCTAATCTACCAAGAGCTGTGGTGTTTCCATCTTGAGCACGACCCAAAGCGTTTGCAACAGTTTCTAATTCAATGCCACGACCTTTTGCAATATCTAATGCTAGGTTTAATAACTTTTGTGCTTCCTCAGTTGATTTTGTCGAAACCGCCAACCTTTGCATCGCCGGACGAAGTTGGTCATCCGCCACACCAGTCGCCAAAGATGTTTTGAGGATCATTGCCTCAGTTGCCTTTATTTGCTCATCAGTAGCCCCTGTGGCTTCTCTTAAAGCATTAGCCAGCCTTAACTGTGCTTGCTCATCCTCTATCGCAGCCTTGACCCCATCAATGGCTAATTTAGTGCCATAGGCAACGGCAGCAGCAGCAGCCACCGCAAACGCAGCAGCAGCCTTCTTTCCAAACTCTGAAATCTTACTTGCGTTTCCTTCAACGGCTTTATCAGCTTCGCCTAACTTCTTTTTTAGATCATCAACATCAGCAAGGATTGATAACTTTAGTGTGCGTGTATCTCTTGCCATTAGACCCATTCCTTAATAATGCGATCAAAACTTGCTTCCCATTTGTTAATCAATTCAGGCTGAATTCTGCGAAGGGTTGGATAGATAAACCATCCCCGACTACCTCTGCCTTGCCGTCCTGAATATGAAGGGAACTGTTTGAACTTATTTGAACCAAACTCAGCACCACCCCATAGGGTTTGCGTTGTAGCACCACCTGAAAACTTTTGTCTCGCGAAGCCATAACGGAACTCACCAATTTTGCTTGACTTAGAGATGCTAACGCCATCTGCGATTCTTTCCGCAACCTTGCCAGCCTTTGTTCTAGTCCTAGCTGCCTGTTTAATTTCCTCTGATGCAAAATACGCCAAAGCAGCAGATTGAGTTCTTGCTTCATCTGTTGCTTGCTCATCCATAAGTTTGAATGCTTTGTAAATATCACGCAGATCATTTTTATTGTATGCGATAGTTTCATTTGCCACTTCTCGCCTCCAATACTTCGATCGCTGTTAATATGTCATCCGCATCAACCCATTCACTCATTGGTATATGAGTTGCAATTGCTAACTCAACCAATAATCTGTTTAGGCTTCCTGCTTTGTGGCTTTTGGGTCTGCATCACCGACTATTACATCGGCAACTGTTTCCATCCAAATATCCAATGGTTTGATTGGCTTGCTTCCGGCAACTTCACGCTTATGAGCATGATAAGCCAAAAACATAAGATCCCAAATACCCAGCTTCTCGGATGCTTGTCCAATGACATTTCCTGTCTGCTTTTCCCATTTTGCCCACTCAGGCGGTTGGGCAATATAAGTTGCTTGCTCGCCTGAGCTGTATTCAATTGTAATTGGTAGTTTCATTTTGCTCCCGTTGTTAGATTTTAACTAAATGTTTCTACTACTGCGCCCTTTGATACTGTGAAAGTAAAGGAAACAGTTTGTGCATCAATTCCTGATCCACCAGCAGTTGGAAACTCTGGCTTTACTGGGAACACAAATTGCGCTCCTGATGCAGCTGTAAGTGTCATGCTGATGTCTGTGTCGGGTGCAGTTTCAGCAGCAGCCCATAGAGCCTCACAAACTGAATTTGCTTTGCCCCAATCAGCCAACATATCCAATTGGAATGTTCCTGAAATGTTTGTTGTCTTGTAAGCCTCTCCATCCATAGTCTGATAAACCTGTCGTTCATTGACTTTGGTTAGAACTGCATTTGTCGCTTGTGCTTGAATATCTGTTCCACCTGTGAAAGATAAACCAACATCACGACCGGTAATTACGACTGTTGCCATGATTTCTCCTTATATTGTTTGTGTGTAGTAGGTAGATACTCGAACATCTGCGATAAGCAGCGTGCTTGCACCAACTTGCGAAACTGTCGGTCTTTCAACCGAACTGACAATGTATCCAACTGGAATTACTGCCAGAACGCTAACGATCAATTGCTCGATATTGTCGAGAGATGCAGGATTGCTATTGTATGCAACTGCAACTGTAATGGTCATGTTAATTTTAGCCCGAATGTTTGTTTTGCTTATTGTTTCAAATTCCAAATATGGTGAATCGGGAACAACAACCACAGCTGGAGGAATAACTGTTTCAGGCACAAATCCATAAACATTTCCTGCCACTCCTGCTAAAGCAGTTGCTAAAGGTGTGCGAACTTGCTCAAGAATAGTTTGGTTAGGCATTTATTGACACATGCTTTCAGGATCAATATATGATCCCAATAAACCAACGCACTTATTGAAAAGTGATCGACCCATTCGAAAAGGTGTTGCTGTAAAATCTACTCCTTCGATTTGTCCTCCGCCGGCAAGTCTGGCTTGGAAAACTTCGACTGAAACTGTATAGACGGCTGATTGAACAGCTGCATTTCCAACATAAGTTGATCCGCCAGAAAGGGCAGCAACTCCGGATGGGATGACATTAGCCTCGAGTATATCGGCATTAGTGATCGATTGTGAAAAGGTATATTGTCCAAGATTATCTGCCAGCACAACTCTTGTTCCATTGTAAGGGCTTCCGCATCCTGTGATGACAACTGATTGTCCTTCGGTAAATTCATGAATTCCTAGTGTTGTAAATGTAGCAACATTGTCTGACAATGAAGTTGCTTGAATTGGACTTTTGAAAGTTGCAAGCATTGGCAGAATAACTGTTTCTGCTGTGTCAATAATTTGGTTTAGGTAAGTGTCATCATATAAAGCAGACGACACGCCAAGCACGCTTCTCAGCTGTGAGGCTGTAATTATGGTTGGCATGTCATCTCCTTACTCCCTTAATGGATGCCTAGAATCGGGAGCAACTCTAGGCACTCAGTTAAATTGTTTAGTTCTTGTTAAACCAAACTCCGCCACCAGCAAGTTTTACTGCTAGTGCGCCATAACCATAGTAAGCCACAGAAACCTGTCCAGTCGCCGTAATGTCGGAACGAAGTGTCAAGCGTGGGCTCTCATACCATGTAAATGCATCTGGATTTACAACGATCATTGACTGATCTCCAGTTGTGTAGCCATCAAGTGAGCGAGAAACATAAAGATCCAAGCCAGCAACATTTCCACGAAGTGATGTAGGAACTACATTGCCACCTGCGTTTTGTGGTTGTGATGCGTTGTAGATTGGGCGACCGCTGTCGTTGTAGCCCATGATGTTGCCCCATTGAGTGCTATTAACAATTAAGTTGCGAGCAAATCCAAGTGAGCCAGAATAAACAGATGCAGCAGCACCTGATACATATGCTAGAAGTCCAGCAGCTGTGTTATCTGCTGTTGCTGTCAATAGTGAGCAAGATGATCCTAGAACTCCTGCAACATATGAATCTGTGGTCTTTGCATACGCAAATTCCATTTGACGAACTAATTCATCAAAAAATGCTGGAGATGAACGATCTAGAAGTTCAACTGAGAATGTTTGTCCGCCAGCGAATTTCTTAACATCAACAGAAACGAATGATGAAGTCATATCGGTTGTGTCAATTGCTGCTGCCTCTGCCTCTAGAGTAGTTGTTGGCACAGCTGTAATTTTAGGAATTTCGAATGTCATACCAGCAGCAGGTAATGTGCCACGAGATAAAGCATCGATTAATCCACGATCAGCATTTGATAGACCATTGATGATCTCTGTTGATTGTGGTGTTGGAATTAAGCCAGCAACTGTGCCGGTTGTGTCAGCAGCCATTACATATTGACGGCTTTCCTCTGAACCTAGTGCAGCACGAACTGAGTGCTCCAAATAAGTTGCTTTTGAATTGATTGGTGAGCGTGGCTTTGTATAGGCAACAGACTGAGCTGCCACTACGACCACAGGCTCAGACTTTGCAGCTTCTACCGCTTCGGTTGCGATAGGAGCATCTGAAGTAATATCAGACACTTTGTCCTCCTGTGTTGTTTGATCCTCAGCGGTTGCTTCGGAATTCTCTGGTGTATTTGTTGCAACTACGGATTCAACTTTCGCTGAGGCAATAGCCGGATCAGACACCAAACTGACTTCTTGCAATGAACTTTTTGAAATAACCATTGCGCCATCTTTGTTATCCCAAGCATCAACCATTACGCCAACAGAAAATCCATCTCTTAATCCTGTGGCTGCTTCCTCGAGCGCATCATCAGCTGCAAAAGTCTTTGCAAGTTTGAATGTTCCTTCTAAACCTTGATCGTTTGCAGTAATGTCAATTAATTTACCCAATGGGCGAGTTTTGTCATGCTCTAATAGCAATTTAACAGGCTTTGAAAAATCAATGCTGTCTTTAGCAAAAACAGTCTTTCCTGCTGAAGTATTTCCTGCCTCATTCCAACTTACAATAACCCCAGAAATTGTTCGTTTATTTGTATCAGCAGCTGTTATTGTTATTGGGAAATTAATCTTCATCGGATTAAGTCCTCCTCCTCTTGAATTTGCTCAACGCTCATTGCGCCAATGCGGTTTAGGATTTCATAAACTTGCGCACGCTCTAATGCTGAGCCACGCAAAAAGTCGTCTATATCTACGCGAACCTCCACGCCGTTGGGTACGAAATCCGCAGCGGATAGGCGTTGCTCAATCGGTGTTATGATGTTTCTTAAACTAAAATCAATTAATGCTTTGCGCTCCATAATAGTTGTGCTGTATGTCATGCTAGTAGTTTCAGCAGATAAAAATGATGCTGGAATGCCAACTGCTCTTGCAATTTCGGTTGCAAGATATTGGCGTGCTTCATTTAATTGCAATTTTTGTGGATCAAAGCCAAGAGCATTTAATTCAACATCCGCATTTAAGAATGCAGTTGCTCTTGTGTTTCTAGCAACCTTCCATGATTCCAAAAGTTTTGTGATTCGCTCGGGAGTTAGGTTTGTGCCATTTGATTTTAATACCATTGTTGGAACTGGCTCTTTAGCGTATAATTCCGCAGCCTTTTCCAATTCTTGTGCAGCTCTAATTGTGCGACCGGCACGATTAAGCACACCTTCATCTAATCCGCTAAATACAACTAAAGATCCAATTCCCGTTGCTGGAACATGTATTCCATCGACCATGTATGAAGTAATCTCGGTTTGATTTGCATTTAAGTTATATGAAACCCGATCCGGTGCAACTCTTGTCCATGCACGAACTCGACTATTATCTGATGCAGCATAAGAATCTAAAACTTGTCCATAAGCAACGCCATGAAATAAAAGATCCTCGGCGATCCATGCATAAATAGCCGATCCTGCAACTCTTGGATCTGGTTGCATAATAACTCTTGGTGGATCAATATGTTCTTTTGTAAAATGATTATAAGTTTCTAAAGGTAGCGATCCAATTGTTGAGCAAATTATATTTCGTGCTCTTGCAACAGATGGCACAGACATTGCTTGTTCTCTAGTTGCTGTTTGTGCGCCATAAAATAATCCGCCAACAGCTGATTGCAAATTGTAAGGCGTATTAGCGGCAGCCACATCGACTGTTGGTGTAATTGCTGTATTTGTCAAAAAACGATCGAATAATCCCATTAGCACATAATATACCATAAATGCAATTTATCCGACTTGAATATCAATTTCCGTTTCTTGTTGTGTCGCAAAATAAGTTGCTAAAGCCGAAGCGACAGCTGCACAAACCGCCACTCGACTTGCACGCCTTCCGATGATCCATGACCCATCCCCATAGGGCAGTTTCGCAGCGGAAAGTGTTTGTTGGGTCAGTTCGTCTTGACCTCCATGCTGTAATCGATGGGAATTGATTGCGCCCAACCACCGATCACAACTTTCAGCATATATCGCCCCATCCATATCTGTAATGGGAATTCCAGCAGGAACTAGCCGACTTGCGACAGCTTGTGCAGTCCTTTTGGAATAAGCGACAGTCTGAACATTATATCTTCTTACATAAGGTGCAATGTCATTTGCAACTGCTAAATCATTGATTGAATAATCATTTGACCAAGTATGAAGTAAAACTAAATTAAATCTTTCTCCTGATAGTTTCTGAGTTGCGACCAATGCGCCAAACTTACGATCTGGACTTAAATCTAATCCAAACCAAGTTTCTTTTTCAGGATCTAGAGGTATTGGTTCAGTCTGACACAATCCCCATTTTTGTGCATCAATCGCTGAATTGATTGTATCTACCCATTGAGCCAATACTTCAGTTCGCACAATATCCGGCGGATCATTAATTACTGCTTTTAAGTTATCAGGATGAATTGTTATGCCCAATGATGGATTGGCTTGAGCGAATGCACTCCAATTAATCTCGCCTGACGGAAGCAAGATCGGAGCATCGGGTTCTGCACTCCACTCAAACCAACCAATCGGATCGTTGGTTGTAGCTGAAACCAACGCCCTCTCACGCAATTTGTTTAGGATTACGGAATGCTGATCTCCTGCTGATGAATAAACCCATACTTGCGGATTCTTAGCAGCCATCATGGAATATCGCATTGATGACCAAGCATCCTCATCTTTGTATTCACGCAACTCATCAAGATGGATGGTTTCAGGTTTGCTCAAACCTCTAGCTGCATTGTTCGCAGCCTTTACAACAAACCGCCTATTGCCAAACAATTCAATTTCCTCAGCACCATGTTGCCATCGGATTTTCTTTACTTCCTTTTCCAACTTTGGATGCGTTTCAATTAAACCAACAATTTGTCTAAATGTTTCAAGTGAGGTTGTAAGTCTGTGAGCTGATGCAAGTTGCAATCCTTCGCCCCACACAAACATGCCGGTCAAGATCCGGAGCATCATCAGCGTGGACTTACCTTGCTGCCTTGCCATAATTAATCCAAGTTCAGAATGCGCCCATCGACCATCCTCACGAACTTTGTGTCCATGAATACAGACGAAGCGTTGCCATTCCATAAGGTTGATGCCAAGTTCGGTGGCTAAATCGATCATGTCTTGACCTTTTGAAGGTAAATCAGTCAGTTTTGAGTGAATTCGTGGAGTTTGCACACCTCCTAATCCTGAATAAGTCGGATCACTTAGGATCTCTCCCGTTTGTAAATTGATCAAAGCGATTCAGTCTGATCGTGAGCGATCGAGGTGTTTTGTGGGTTAGAAAAGGAACGGGGGGTCGGTGGTGTCCTCTTGCTCACAA